GAGCTTACAGATGGCTCCGTTAACTTGAACGTTATCAACGGGTCAAATTTGACCAGCTTCTCTTTTCGATTTTTTAATCGAAAAAGGGAATGCCGTGTCCAACTGATCCGATGTTACGTCAAGCGGAATAAGATACATTTGTTAAACTCACCACGGCGACAGTGATGTCGCCACCGGAAGAACTCGTTCCGAAGTGGTCCGATATGGCTGATTACCCGGATAACGTTGAGACAACTCTCAGCGAGTATACGTTTAAGCAGCAGCTTCGTCGTACCGTGAACGAGGTCTTTGAAGGAGTAGTTTATACTCCGGATGACCGTATTCGCCCCTTCTTTCCATCAACCTCAGCAAATTATATCAACAGCCGCGACAATGGCGGCGCTGTTTCTGTGATAAAGGAACATGCTGATTTGCTGAAAGGTTTGGAAGAAAGTGATGACCTTGTTGAGGTGTGGGAGGATAATGGAATCCCCCGTTGTGATTATGAAAAGTTGAATATACGATTCGAAAGATTATACTGGAAAATGCTGTCGGCGGCTGCGGTGGAAACACCCCATGCCATTCCCTTGGCGTTGCCCGAAGCTCTTAAGACTCGTGTGATTACGAAAGGACCTCCTTTGCTTAACACTGTACTGAAGCCTCTTCAGCGCAAGTTGCATAATGTTCTACGTAATCACCCGTTCTTTAAGTTGGTGGGTCAACCGATAGATGCAGTATATGTTCAAGATCGTGTTGGTGCAAAGTTGGGTGCTGATCAATCTTACCTGTCTGGTGACTGGCGTGATGCTTCGAATAGCGTCAAGTCCTGGGTCTCCCGTACTACTGGCGAAGCCATATCCGATATACTCTCACTCCTCGATGATGAGCGAGAGTTACTTCGGAAAGGCCTCGTCAGCCATGTACTGGTTAACCCTGAGACTGGCGTAGAACTCGAGCAACAGTCCGGCCAACTGATGGGATCGATTGTATCGTTTCCGGTTTTGTGTCTCATAAATGCTACTATAATTCGTTGGGCACACGAAATTGTAGTCAAGCGTCAAGTCCCCCTTGATAGGGTCCCGGGGTGTGCCAATGGTGATGATGGTCTTTTAAAGACGACCACCTTTGGTAAGCACCTCTGGGAGCGAATATCTCTATTCGCAGGTCTTGAGACCTCGGTCGGTAAAGTGTATTTTTCCCGTTCATTTTTAAATATGAACTCCGAAGAATACACTTTTCACCCCGAAGGTTATGAGACACGATACTTTGAACGAAAGAGTGGTGAACCGTACACTAGGCTCATTCACTTCCAGCATTGTCCTTATGTCAATCTTGGATTGCTTTTCGGCCTGAAAAGGTCGGGCGGCAATGTTGCCGAGGGTAACCAAGATGCCACGTTTTCCGAACGTGCGCACGAGTTACTTCGACTCGGTCCATCTGACATGAAAGACACCCTTCTTTCAACATTCATTAATCGCAACAGGGTTGAATTAACTAAGTATCCTACAAACTGGTTTTTACCGGAGAGCCTAGGCGGCAAGGGCCTGCCTATTACTAATCAGCACAAGCCTGATCGTAACTCTCTCTGTATTGCCAGAAAGGTGGCCGAACATCCTGCGATGTTCGCTATGCCGTCCCGTCCTGCTATGAATAGCTGGAAGGTGTGGGACTATTCCGGGGAGCGACTCAAGAGCTCGCTCAAGCGCAAAATTGTACCTAGCGCTGTCACAAGTTTGACACCCGGCTACGCTTTGTCTGAGGACGATGTCCGAGGCAAATTTTGCGTGGAGGCTCTTTTCCGTTGGCCGCTTAAGCGGCTGAAGGTAGCCTTGAATAGTTCCGTTACGGACCGCATAGACCGGTTACGGTATAAAGTCTTTCGCAGAGCACTTCGCGATAAGACTATTCCGTATCCTGAGCCGTTAAACCTGGATAATTATATATCCCCCCCCACAACTAACTCCATTCCATATATCTTTGATCAATCGAAGACGATCGGCTTGGCCGATCTAATGTCCGATGTTGAGCCACGCGAATTGCACTCTGCAAGTTCCGGGATCTCTCTATCTTATGTTTCCTCTGAAGCAGCCCTCCCCCGTCTTTTGACAGTTGAGGACATTCCGACGAAGAAGCATGACAACATCGGTTGGAGAAACATTAGAATATATGGTCGTACACACACACATATTGGCCTTTAGGCCGCACTCACGGTTTTGTGCTAACCGGGTGAAGGATATAGGTAGGGGAAGAATACGTCTTGTGACGTAGGGCAGTGACAACGTTAATACGAAGTCCTCCTGGCCCACATGGCTTGCAATTTAACACATGTAATCGTTAATAATGCAAGATGTATCTTCCGCTTTAGTGGCGTGTTTTGCACGTCGACTTATCCCAAC